CGCATTAAACGCCGCTCCCACTAGATCAATGTTCCGGTCTAAATCGATACCCTTAGGAATTAGGGGCTTCAAATTATCCAAAGAAGCAACACTGATGCTCAAATCTTTTTCGAGATCATCAGTTGCAAAAACTTCAAAGTCAAACTGTGTTTTGAATTTATAAGGGTGACTCATACTCATTATGTTACACTTTTTTAATCTTTTGGAGAATCTTTAGAGCTGTGATATAAAATCGCAGAAGAATACTCATCTAATGAATGCTCTGAACTAAGATCCGCCACAGGTTGAAGAATACCCAGTTTTAATATTTCTTTATTGTCTTTCAAGCAACTCAGAGCTTTTGACTCCCACTCAGGTTTTTCAGAGGAACAGATCACAGCTTCACATACTTTTTGTAATATTTCTTTTTGATCCTTTGTTAGACGTTTCTTTTTAAAAATCTTACGCGCCTCCGAACTTAAGCTTTGGTAAAAATCATTAGTAGAATCAATAGTACCTTTAATCGCGTCCACCGCATAAGTCACCTTGTGGGCGCGCGTTTTAGACCCTACAGGACGACCCGGAGACTTTGGTGTCTTATTTTGTTCTTTTTCTAATATTCTTGCATCTTCAAATTCGTCTTCTTCCTCAAAGACTGGTATCCCTCCTACTAAGGGATTATACCATCCTTTTTTACGATCCTCTAAGAACTTCTCTTGAGCAGTCTCTAATTCTCTATTAGAAGGGAAAACCCCCGTGTCAATTACCTTCATGCCTTCTTCTGGCGGTAATATGCCAAGCTCCATCATACGAGTGATTACCCGTTGAACTTGGTTCTCGTCTTTCATGTCAATATCTTCAAATTTAGCTTTAGGAGCATCACGTAGCCCAAAGTTTTTACAAATCTGATCTATCTCTGGTTGTAAAAATTCGTTTACGAAAGCTTCGCGTGATTCATGAAGGCGTTGTAAAAACAACTGAGCTTTAATAGTAGCATTGGCAAATTTCTCTTCTCCCAACATTGCATTTTGCAAGCCCTCTTTAATATCTCTATTAACCACATCATATTTAGATGGGCCTAAAACTTTTTGAAGGTCTGGAATAACAAAATCAGCTTTAGTGGTATAATCACTTACTAAAACACGGCCCACACTCTGGTTGGTGAAAAGGCTTTGCATGGCATGCATATTTCTAGGGTTAATGCCCCCTTTGTCTGGCGCAGCACCCATAGTTATCATCAATACTACATTCTCCACTGTACGACAAATAGCCTGATCTATTTTTTTCATCTCAAGCTTAAAGTTAATATCGTCTAGTACAGCAAAACCAAAAGGTACCCCAAATGGCTCGTAGTCCTGCTTTTTATAAAAAGCGAACCTTAGTTTAGAAGGGTCTAAATCAACCGTGATACCTCCCGGCGTCCAAGAATTATTGTTGATTCTTCTTTTAATATTTTGAGGCAATGCATTGTAAAGCTCCTTGTCAGATTCATTTTTTGGATTCTTAAGTCTTTCTATCTCATACTCACTCAAGACTTTACAAAAAAATCTTATGTCAAAAGAAGTAGTACGCTGTGCCACCACGTCAAAAGGATTTAACAAAATATACTTAATAGGAAGTTTATTGCTGGCAGCGGTTAAACCTAAATTTCTAATTTTAGCAAATTCGTCTGCTTTAAATTTACCATCAACCGTATAAAAGAAAATATTTCCACTACGATAATACTCCCTAAAAAACTGATCCTTTAATCCCCAAATGCCGATTTTCTTAAACCATGAATTAATAAACCGACGAGACTTTTCTGAACCTCCCTCCAAATAGATGTTAGAATTGGCAAAATCCGCCATCATATCAATAGAGTTTCTAAATATGGCTACATTACAATAAGCTTTTTGACACAACTCAATAGCCTCGCGCACATTGACGCCGTCCATAGCATATTGGTAAGGGAGTAAGCCGTCGCGAATATTGTTATACCCAAAAAGCTTAGGCTGAATAGCAACACTATTACGCCGCCGCTCTGTAGAATCAAAACTCCCGTTACGATCATACGCCTCTGTAGTGTATTGATAGAAAGAGTCCCCTATGAGCTTGGGTTCATAATCTTCAGTTTTCCCCGCTACGCTTTCATAAGGGCTATTTGGATATTGAAAATTTTTCTCAAACTTTTTCCAGTAGTCTGAACGTTTCGTATATTTTCTTTTTGCCATGATAAATTTTACACAGAATTAATTAAAAGTGACTTTGAAATGTTAAAAGTTAGTTTATAAACATTGGTTCAAATGTTTCTATTATATTCGATTTAGGCTGTTTTTTCGAATCAAAATAAATTTTAGTCATCCAATTAGCTAATACCAAAGCTGAATAAGAATCCTTTCGTGCTTTGTCGGGACCAGTTTGACGCCTTAAATTAGAGGGTAAATCAAAAGTTTGAGTTCCTTGGGCAGTCGTGGTAATTTGAATAAGGGCGCATTCATTTTTAGTTAGATTTATCATATCTGCCTGATGTTCAATAAAATCAATCATTTTGGCTCCAGCACTTTGGCGCTCAGATTCTCCTATACGCAGAAATCGTATATCTTCGATAGGAATTTTTTTATTTTTTTGCAAGGTGTATTGATCATCAATAGCTTGACTACCAAACGAAAGTCGCCTATGATCAAAATTAGCCTGCAATAATTCATTAGCCTGCCGAATCCAATTGCTTGTAGGTTTACGCAAAATAATATTCTTACGATCCCCCTTATTGTATTCTTGTTTGAAAAGCCTTAAGTCATTTTGATATTCTTCAGGCCTATCAAAAGCTACTTCTATTTGCTGGAGCTTTATCTCTTTGTTTTTAAAAAGCTCGCTTTCATTGCAAGCCTGTAAAAACTGCACTCCTCCATTATAATCCCCACAAATGGCAACTATATTAAAATTTTCTAAACAATAAAGAAAATAACGAATATGGTGCTTAAGAGAAGTTCCGGCTAAGGCGTAGCCATGAACCAGCGTCGCCTTTTGCTCAGGCTCGTTCAGCCTCAGGATTTGAATGGCAAAATCATCTGAACTTTCCGTTTGTGACCACGAGGGGTCAAACGCTAAAATATATTCGGCATCTGGATTACCTTGAATCTCGATACACGGAAGTTCGCCGTCCGGAACTGTGCAAAGAGCCATTTTGCTTGTTTTAAAATACCCCGCACTATCATCAGTAAAGACAGCCCCAAACTCTCGCTCAAACTGAGATTGGCTCATGGTAGTCTTTGCTTGATTAATTAAGTTTTGATCGTAGAGTTGCTCTGGTGCACAATCATACGAATAATGCATTATACATCGTGAAGCTTTATCTTTTTGCTCTGGCAATGTAATATTAAACTCGAACTGTTGATAAAGTTTGTATAAATATTCAAACTTGTAAGAAGCAGAAGAAAGAGCTATTAATTTATTATTAGGCCAAATATATCTCTCAGCCTCTTCCATTATACCATCTTCAATTAATTTAGTTTCCAATTTGTGAAGGTCGTCTCGCTGAGTTGGATTAGTGACTACAGATAAAAAAGGAACAATAACCTCATTATAAATTCTTTCAGGCATGAGCAAAAACTCATCAATAATAATACGATGAAAACGAAAGCCACGAAGCTTTTCTCCATCTCCCAAAGGAAGGGCTCTGATGCGACTAGTGCCTATTTCCATTAACCACTCATCATTACTCTTAGAAACTTTAGTAATGCACTGCTTAAAAAGCCCGGCGTCCGGATGCATTGAAATATCTTCTATCTTTTTAAAGATCATTTTCGCTTGCCTAAAAGATTTAGAAAGAATACCAATCTCAACACCTTGGTTTAAAATTGCATCTAAGGCAGCGTAGACTCCCGTGGTAAAAGATTTAGACATTCCACGAGACCATACCCCTAAAAAGTAATCTGTCTCAAACATACTTTTTACAGCTATATGTTGAAATGGAAAAAGTTTAATTCCCATTAAAAGCTCTGCAGTAAAAGTAATATTATTACGTAAAAATTCATAAAGGGCAATCTTAGCCTCTCGTTCTTCTAAGAACCCTTTTAACTCACGCAGCTCTTTATTAGAGCGATAGCGCCTAGGTGGTCTATTTTGTGTTCCTTCTATCCAACTCATGATCTAAAAAATATTGCATGTCAGTTTCCCACACTTGCTTTCCAAAAAACAGCAGCCGTAAAATCATCTCTTGGGACACCTGCCTGTCTCCTGTAAATAAAAATTGACAATGCCCAGCATATTCTCTAAG